ATAATCTATGATGACTCGCCCATCAGGTTTAACGCAATATCTTGTCTAAGGCTGATTGTCTTTAAGATTAACTAGATATAACAAAGGAAACATGCGAAGCATTATATAATATATAAATTTAAATTTATTCTTTATATGACGCTCCGCGTGTTTCGTTCTTTACTTACCTTTTGCTGATTTCTTAATTGGTGCTCTGATTTCAGCTTTGGTTGGACTTGCACGTTTATCTTTTTTACTTTTAGATCCAACACTCTTTGCCATAGTTTCTCCTATATATCTAGTTAACTTAATTTTTGAATTGAAAAAGTACTTGCAGTAGAAATCCAACCACCAGCACTTACAACGTATGATCCAAAGTAATCTCCAGATGAAGCAACAAATACTTTGGCTATAAACCCTGTATTACCAGTTGGGATATGTCCCCAACCTTCTTCCGCTCCATTTTTACGAAGTTGTAATTGTGGTCCACTACCCATTGATCCAAACATTACAAAAGTTTGACATAGATACATTCCTGAAGAATTTACATATATTTTTTGTTCATTGGAAGTTGTGCTATGTGTATAAAGACCCGAATCATGAACAAGGTTTTTATCCCAACATAAACCACTCCAAAAGGCATCAGTTGTGTCAGTATTAATTGATCTAGCGTAAGCTCCAACACCTATTCCACCTAATCCAGTAAAACTTCCTCCACCTGTTGCAGGAACAGAGTTACCCCATTCAGCACCATTATAACTTAGAACATGTCCACTCGCTACAGAATTAATTGTAACACCAGACAGACTATCTAGAGTTAAATTATTAATTCTATTACTTAACTGTCCACTTGTATTGGTTAAATTGGTATTAAGTATTCCAGAAGTAGTATCTATAGTTGTTTTATTATAATAGATGGCTGAGTGATCATCGTCATTTAATCCAGTAAGGGCTCCGTGATCTGTTACTCCAGCACCACCAGTACCGCTCTGATTAATCCAAAGACCACTGTTATAAGTAAGCAATTGACCAGTTAATGGACTATTGATAGCTACACCACTTAAAGAAGCTAGAGTATGATTGTGATTAATAGCTGCAAAGTTATTAATTAAGTAAGCGCTGTCTATACCAATTCCTAAATGACTGTCATTTGCTCCTCCATAGTTAATTATTAATGTTGGGTTATTAACTCTAGGAGATGTACCAGAAACTACACCATAAACTCTTATAATTAATCTATCTGAAGCATTTAGAGTGACCTGTGCAGGCACATCTATATCTACATTATATGGAGTATTGGCAGAAGTTAAATAAGGAGTTAAGTTGCTATTTGGTCCTATTTGAGTTTCAACATCACCAGTTGTCATTTTAAAAAGCTTAATATATCCCTGACAATATTTGTAGGTGGGACCATCATGACCAGTTAAAACATTAAGATATAAATGAGAAGTGATGACACCAGGTTCTAAAGATGTAAAGTTAGGCACTCCACTAAGAGTGATAAACGAATATAAAAGAGTTCCTGAAGTGTCTGTAATTGATCCACTTATGCTACCTAATGTTCCAGATGAACTTACCGCCATATATTTATGATTAGCTTTATCCGAAGCATCATTAGATAAATAATAATTTATACCTAAAGCTAAATTTTCTACTATAAATCCTGATAGAGTATCAATCTTAGTATTAAGTTGGCCACTTGTTGTTGCGCAGTATGCCCCACTATCATTAATTCTAGTACTTAACTGACCTGAAGTATTTACAGCATAAGACCCACTAGATGTAATTCTAGAATCTAGTTGCCCACTTGTATTGGCTATATAAGTATTTAAAATACCTGAAGTTGTGCTTACCTCAGTATGGGTTGCAAAACTATCAGTAGATGGAATTAACACATCTACTTCTGATTTGGTATAATAACCAGTTAAATTAATCTGTTCTGATCTAATTGTCATATTAGCTCCAATACTTTAGGTAAACTTCATCTAGATTAGTAAGATCAAATCCACCATTTGCAGTGGTATGATTCCATCTAACTTTATGAGGAACTCCTTGGATATCTAATGAAAAACCAGAAGTACCGCTTCCATGAGTGGTTCCTGCAGAATCAATCCAGCTATCTAGAGGATATTGAACTCCATTAACTAAAATTGATGTATCTTCAATTATTGAAGATGTAGTTAATAGGATAGCAGTAAGATCTACCCATGCATTATTCATCGCTACTCCATCACCAGTTAAACTTTCTGTAGCTAATTCTACATTTGCAGCAGAACCTTCACTTGTGATTGGACCATTAAAAGCCCAAACGTCTGTCATTCTTACTTTAAGTTCTCCATTATAGATTAATGGAATTGATGTTGGAAGTAAAGTTGCAAGCATTGCAGACGCTTGAGCATTATATCTTTGTCCTTGAGAGTCTAGAAACTCAGCTATCTGAGTATAATTTTTTGTAGAATCAGGACTAAGTGAAGTTTGACCAATTGATATATTATCAAATGACTTTTTCTGGTCTCTAATATTCTTCATTATCTGATCATCTGCTAAATCTTTATAGATCAAAGCAAGAGCATAACCAACTTCTGCTTTCTTTAATATCTCTAGATATGCATTATATTTCCTGCGAGATACATCAGTTGAATAAGCTCTAGAAAATCTGTGGAGATCTGACTCTCCTAAAATAAGGTCTATGTAAGCGCGAGCGGTTCTTAAAGCAGCTCTAGCTTTTGCTAAAGTTATATCTGTAGTAGTTAGATTTGAAGATTCAAATAAATCGGTTGTTGTAGAATAACTATTCCCATCAAACGAAGTAGATAAAGCAATGAAAGGTTTGGAATTATCAAAGTCTCCACCATAAATAGGATCAGATAAAGGACCAAATGTTCCAGTTTCAGTATTTGCAAATTGTATCTTATACCATTTTGTAACATCTAAATTTGTGTATTCAATGGCTCTTCCAGCATATAAATACGCAAGAGATTCAATCTGAGTGTATGTACCATTCTCAGTTGAAGAACTCCATATATAAATTCTATCAGAATCTTTGTCTTCTGGTAGTCCGAATAAAATATTAGCTGTAGCCATTTTAGTCTCCTTCTCCCGTGATAGAGAGATTGTTTAAAGCCTCTAGAATAGATTTTGCATTTCTTTTAACATTGCCTGCAACCTTTAAAGGCATATTTAGAGGTGTTCTTCCTGTCTCTCCAGTTCCTCTAACTGAATAAGCTGCTTGAGTATTTGTGATAGCGATTATATCATGTCTCATACCTTTTGCTTGCATAAGTGCTTCTTCCGATATTCCATAAACTGGTTCTGATTTTTTAATTGGTGTAACAATTGTTTGTGCTGTTCCAAATACTTTGCTAGCAGCTGCTCCACCTAAAGAACTACCAGCTAGAGATCCTGCTGTTTTTAATAAAATATTTTCTGCTGATTCTCCTCTTACTATGGATTGAACAATTTCAATAGATTGGAATCCTAAACCAATTATACCAGCTACTGCAAACACAGGGCGTAATTGAGGAATATTTCTAACTATTAATCCTGCAGATAGAGAAACTCCAAAAGCCTTGGCAGCATTGGAGAAAAAGTTTGAATAATCTATCTGTTGCTGTGCTTGCTTTTGTTCTTCATCATCAGTCTTACGTCTTAAAATTAATCCTCTATCGTCTCTATAAGATCTAAATCCGCCATTATCCCATCTAATAGCTCTTAAGATAGTGTTACCATCTTTTGTTACATCCCATTGAAAATCATCAGATACATCTCTCCAATAACCATTATAATAAACTTCCCATTCTGCTCCAGTTGAAGCAGTCTTGGTTGTATTAAATAAGGTGGTTCTAGTATTTGTATCTCCACCAAAGGTTTTTGGAAGCTTTCCTAAGATATCTGCCATTAGGTCTCCGACGGTAATGTTAACTTACGGAATGGGTCATTACTTGGACCTATCACGTATAAATTAGCCTCATAAAAACATATCTCATTGTTTATAAATCTTGGGACAATCTGAGATATTTCATATTCGTTCCCTATGTAGGATAGGGTCCAAACGGTTCTCTTTATATATCCACCATCATTTACAATATAATTTCTATGCATAAAGAAATCTGGTTTAAAAAATGCTTTTCGTATATCTCTTTCAATGAACTGAGTGAATACACTTGTTTCTTTAGCAATTGCAGGAAAATCATAAGTTTGTGGATCAATCAATACTTTTGTTGTATGTTCTGTGGCAGTTGAATAAGAACCTTTTCCAGTATCTGTTGATTGTTCCACTGGTTCAAAACTTTTAACTTTAACAGAAATTCCAATCTTATTTATAGCCTTTATATAAGCATCTGTATTTTCCCCAACCACATTCTCATTGTAGTAATCCCTCAGTGAGTCTAGAGATCCAACCACTCTATAATCTACTCTTAAGAATCCACTAGTAAGTGGATCAATAGATAATTGAGAATCAGAAGTTTCTACACTGTAGGCATTTGAAACTAGAGATTCTTGAAATACTGAAGTAAGGACTGTATCATTTCCATCTTCATCATTTCCATCACCAACTTGGAAAGCAGATCTAATTGAAGACATATCACCAAAATAAGGTAGTCTATCATTAAAAGGTTTAAAGAACTGGTTACCAGTAATTCTAGCTTCTTTTGAATTTACAATTTCCCAACTTTCTTGTATTCCCTGTGTAGTTATTTTTTTAGCATATAAAGTAGGTACACCTTCTTCACTAGTAAAGATAGCAGTCATTACAAATCCTCCTACGCTATCCCCTAATAAATTTAGACGTACTTCTGGGAGACCAGTTGTTGCATCAATGTAAGCAGTTGTTCCAAATGGTTTGCTAACAGAACTAGTTACCCAAGTATCTCCCTGATTAGTTGAAACACTAATGTTAAGATCTATATCCGTATTACTTCCTGCCACATCTCCATATGCTGCTAATAGCGTTGTATTACCATCAACTGCAATTGTTGGATCCTTAGCATATAAATCTGCTGAAGATAATAGAATTCCAGATCCAAATAGATGAGATTGTTTATCGTATTTAGTAAATCTAAAGTTATCTGATTGATCGGTGTAAGCAACATAACAATATCTATCTTTAGCTACACAATCTAATTTAGCAGTTGCTGAAATGGTTGATAAAGTTTCGCTACCTGGCCACAGTTCCCATAGAGGTTCAAACTGCTCTCTAGTTGAATTAACCATTGAGTATTCAGCACATTTTAAATAGTTTCCAGTAGTTGTATAAAAAACATAGAAAACTGAATCTGGATCCCCACAGATAGTAAATAATCCATCACGATATGTATCTTGTCCAGAAATATATTCATTGGTTGCTGGTATATATTGTAAAATAACTGATAATTGAATTGGAGTGTATTCTGGATTATGAGTTAAGTTGGCTGAAGGAATTTCAAAAATTCTTCCATTTGTTGTAACTAGATATATATTTTCTAAAGAATTTGACTTTAAGAAATAAAGTGGATTTCCTTGTAAGGTTCCATTTCTTCCTACATGGGCTATATTGGTAACCCATTCCCAAGAGAATCCATTATCAATACTTTTATATACATTTATATTTCTAAAGGTGGCATAAAATGCTGCCCATAAGGTTCCATCTCTATCAATACAAAATGCTTTATTGGCTGAGTTGGATCCATTTAGAGATACTGCTCTGGAATTGTTAACTTTATATTCAATTGCTGAATCTGTAATTTTACTCATATGTTGCTTCTCCAACTCCTATTAATAGAGTTCCATACCCCAGTAATGGGGTATCTTCAACCGTATATCTTAAGTAAATAGGACGAATTTCATTATATTCCATAGTTACTACAATTCCATTGTAGTAGTCTGCACCATTTTGAGATAACTCTATATTATCCCAAGAGCTGCTGTTTACTCCACTTACATATATATAAAAGTTAGTTTTTCCTTGTTTTAAACTTCCAAATAGGAATCTATCTTCTTTTATATCATCATAAAACATACTACCTATATCAAATTGATATATATTAGTTGCATCTTCTGCTTTTAATCCAGCAAACGATTTATTTATAAACACATAACCACTTGGAAGGCCAACAATTGTTGCTCCTGAAGCATTAGGATCAGTACTACCACTTGGAGTTATTGAACCAGAAGGATCTGGATTTGGGATGACTCCAGTTGGATCTGGAACTATTCCACTTGAAGTAACAACTGTTAAAACTGCATTTGCGTAAGCTGTTCCATAAGCATTATGAACCCCAAAAGTATAAGTTCCTGCATCCCATGCAGTTACTGGATTAATTGTATAACTTGAACTGGTAGCTCCATTTATAGTAACCCCATTTAATCTCCATAGATATTCAAAAGGTAATACTCCACTTACTGAAGTTGTAAAAGTTACCGATTCTCCAATATATTTAGTCTGACTCAAAGGTCCAACTAGAATTACTGGAGCGTCTGTTGATTCTGGAGGTACATAGATATCAATATCAAAAGTATTGTAATCGCTAAATTCAATCATTGATACATTATTAAAGTTGGACTCTAGATTATACTGGGTTAACATTTGACCAGAGGTTAAGATTCCGTTAAGGATAAATATATTATCAAAATATAGATCTGTAGCGTAACTATAGACATATCCATAAGTTTGATTGGTTCTAACTCTTCTACCAAGTTCTAGATCTCCGTAGCCTTTAGTCATTCCAGAGTAGCTCATAGAAGTTAGATAATTACCACTATCACTAGTTGAAGCAACTTCTGAGTTATTAATATAAAAAGTAATTCCCGTATTGGAAGCTTTAACTCCATCATAAGTTACTGCAAAGTGCTGCCAAGTATTCGCCCCACCAGTTATATAATCTGTTTTTCTACCTTTCCAAGCATACGCATAGTTATTTGTATCACTTGTATCAGGAGAATATAATTGTAATGTTAATTGATCGTTTTCATTAAGTCCAAAATAATATTCGCCCCATCTAGCTTCTCTACCTTTTGATACAATTGCATCGTCTGTCCAATCATTGCCTGTTTTTGGTTTAATCCAAGTTCTAATGGTAAAAGGAGCATCACCACTAGATGTAACAAATGATAGTTGATCAGTTGGTTGAGTAAACATGTAGTAATAAGGAGCTGTAAATCCCTCTACATTCATTGGTAACGAATAGTCAAATTTAGAATTACCTTGGAATACTGGATAAGCCTGAAAACCAGAAGGATAAACTGTATTGTACCAAGAATACCAGTTATTGGCTTGGTTTGTATCTAACCAACCATACCATTCGTTTTTATATATTGAGGAATCTGTATAATCGTTTGCCCAATGAGCAGCAATTACGTGATCTAGACTCTGGGTATAATTGTCAGAAAATACATAATCGTTATTATAATTTAAGCTGGTAGATCCATATTGTAATAGAAATGGAACTGGATTTGTTCCAGAGATATTAGGAAATTTAACCCATATTGTAAGCTTTTCATTCGCTCTATCAAATTCTGTTATTTCTCTTCTAAATGGAACTCCATTTAGATCAGTTATTACAATGTCTTTTCCGTCTACTCTATATACGTTGCTCCAAAAATGAGTTGGTAATCCACTTCCACCTATTGGAACAGGAACATTAACATCTGCTCCAGTTATATAACCAGTATTGATGTGTCCTGAAACATAGTACTTAGAACCACCATAAACTTGAGAAGATCCATCTCCAGTACCAATAATAGTTAATACTGCCTCGTTAGAAACTGTAGATCCATATGCATTTGTGCAAACAACAGTATATGTTCCAGCATCAGATTCTGAAATGTAAGGAATAAAGTACCCTGAAGAAATAGCTCCTTCAATATTTATACCATTTTTTCTCCATTGATACGAGGTTGAATCAGGAGATGTTACTGAAAAGGTAACATATTCACCAATATTCTTTGATGCGCTAGAAGGTTGTGAAGATATTGTTGGGTAAAGTATAGTTGGAGCAACTGGTGTAGTGACTCCAGAAATTACAACTGAAGAAAGTCCACTTGGAGTAAAAGAATTATAGAAAGTTGTTATTTCACCAGAGGTTAAGCAACCATTAAATAGAAAAACAGAATCAATTCTACCAGTTTTTGTATATGGAACTCCATCAGCATAATAACCAACTGATAGATGTTCGGCATTATTAACCGCTCCAGAATATGTTCCTAGAGAAGGAGAACTAGTTGCTGTTCCAGAAGCATTAGAATAAATGTTTATACCAGCTACAGTATTGGATCCATCATAAGTAACTGCTATTTGATTCCATGTCCAAGCTACAATTGATGGTGAAGCCGCAGTTTTTATTAACATTGGTGGGTTTGGTGCTGTAGTGTCATGACCCATTAATACAGTAATTGTACCATCAAAAGATCTATCATTAGGGCCCATTCTAACAGCATATTCTTCGCCTTTTTTAACTATATATCCTCCATTTGCATGAGGATAAACATTTGCTATTATTGTATATGGACCATTAAATGAATATGCGTCTTGATCATCATAAATTACTCCATCTGGAGCAGATGCGTCATCTGGGGAAATTAGATATCTACCAAAAAGACCTGAAAAGAATGAAAAATTGTTTGTATATGGATACCATCCATAAACTCCACTTAAAGAGTAATATAAAACCGTAGACTCATATCTAGCTGTTCCTAGATTATATGAGGTTGAATCATTGAATGTTCCTTCAAAATGAGAAGCTAAAACTGCATCAACTGAACCACCATAAAGATTTTTATAAGCATCAGTAAATGTATCAACTGTTGTACCATCTCCCCACTGAAGTAAAAAGGAAGTGTTTTGTGAAACGCTAACACTTGGAAGTCTTATACAGCATCCCAAACCGCTATTAGTTTTATCAAAGAAAACAACATCATGAGGAATTACAACTCCTGCTGGTGTAGAGAAGAAGAAGTTATTTCCAGAAGCATTAACTCCACTCCAAAACGAACTTGGTAATCCGCTTCCATTAAATGCGAAAAGAGCAAATGTTGTATTGCTTGCAACCTTTGTCTTATCTATGTATAATTGTATTGACCCTGTAGGCATTACGTAAGTGGACATTAATATGCTCCTAAATTAAGCAAAAAGGTGGGTTTTTAAGCCCACCTATTAAAGGTTAAACAACCTTTACTTGTATTTCAACACCGTAACCTGGTATTAGAATATTTGAATGACCAGCGTACCAGCCCATAAGATCAAATGCTCTTGCTACCTTGTTATCAAACACATCAACTGTGATGTCCTGCATGTAAGCATAACCAATAGCTTCTTTTGAGAACACACCGTTGTAATAAAGATCCGAATACTTCGGAAGTTTAGTAGAAATGAAACATGGAACACCGAAAGGTGAACCTACGTAACCGTTCATGTTAGTAAGACCTTCTCCGAAACCTTCAACGATCTGAGTACCTGGAGCAGCATAAGTTGAAGCATCTCCAAGAGCAACTCTAAGATCAGACCAAACTTGAGGATGGAATACTCCATAGAAAGGACCAACTGCACCACTTGCTTCTAGACTAGAAATAGCAGAAAGGAAAGCAGTTTTTGGTGCTGCAGCCCAAGTTCCAGATGCGATAACAGTGCTGAACTTACCAGAACAGTTAGCTAGAATCTGTGCGTCTTCGTCATTTGCAAGTGCTCTACCCATTTGTTCACCATATGGGGCAAGATCACTAAACGGATCTGCATAAAGAGCTCTCTTAGCAATCTGAACGTAAACTCCGCGTTCAACTGGTGTAAGTGTTACACCGTCTGTTGACCAAGTTGTACTGTTAGGTGCTGTACCTTCAGTTAAAAGAGCAGCAGTTAAACCTTGAAATCTAGGAATAACAATACTTCCAGCTCCCTGAGGAACCATTACCGAATGAACTAAATTACGACCAATACGTGAGCTATAAGCAGCACTTTGGGCTTCGTTTGAAACTATCTGACCTACTAGGTCATTGAGTGTAGTACTATTTGAAATAGCCATGATTAAATTACTCCGTTAAATTGCGAGTTGTGACCCGCGTAACATATTCCTATATTGTTCTCTAATTTTGGAACGAGATATAGGATCTGATTTTTCAGCCTTATAGTCAGGACTGAAAGATGTAGGAACATTTGTGTTCTTACGTTCTGGACTCAATGGCTTCTGAGTAGAATTCTGAGTTGAACTTGCGAACTGGGGGTATTCCTTCAAGAAATTATCCACTGCCTGTTCTGGGTTCTGTCCATTCTCAATCTTAATCCAATCTGGATTTACCTTGACATTCTTCTTCTCTAGAATAGATTGAAGAGTTGTCTTAGTTTGATCTTGCTGAGACTTCTGAGCTAACTCATTAATCTTGTTTTCAGCTTCTTTGAGACGAGTGCGATAACCTGCTGCCTCTTCTCTTAATTCATGGACGTACTCACGAGAGTAACCAGTACTCCCACCTTGTGTCCCACTGTTACCTTCAGGGTTTTGGTTGGACGTTTGCTGTTCGGGCATCAGGCCCTCCTTGTTGTAGCGGATCAACCGCTGGAATTAATTGTGAATTGAATGTTTTGTTTGCCATAACAAGAGCTTCTGCTTCTTGTTCTGATAAACTTGGATCCAATGTTAATACTTCATCTATTGGCGTTGAAATGCCATATTTAAATTTAAATTCTAATTCTGCTTGATCAGCAACAGAAGGAAGAATGCTCTCTTCTGGATACTTAACATTTATTGCTTTGATTGGTTCCATACCAGCAACCTTAAGTATCATATTTGCTAATTGTGTTTCATACTTCTGATATCGTAATGCTTTCTCGCTAAAGATCTCAATAAGTGGATACCACTTAATAAGTAACTCTCTTCCGCTATTGGACTTCTCATCACCAACAACTGATACCTTTGGAATCCCTGTTGATTCATATAATAGCTTTTCTAGATACTGTGTTTCTTCTAACGTCTCAGTAATCTTAGGTGCTAATGTAAGTGTCTTAGCGTCTGCTCCATTTGGTAGACTGATTGCCTGTCCTGGATGTACAACGATGCCTTCACCTTGTTGGAAACCTGTTAAAACGATTGGAGTGGCCGATTGCATCTTAATCATATAACCACAATTGGTTAATTGCTGATTGATTGCTTGGTTCATCTGTCTAATATGTAAGGTAGGTGAATGACCTAGATATTGTCCATATACTTCTTCTCCTTTAATGACAACAAAAGGTAAGTAGCCTAATTCATTTGGTATTGACTCGTATCTTACTCCATCTGTGAAGGTAGTAATGAACTGATCGGTCCATACTTCAGATCTTAATGCGCGTTTAACTGATGGATCTTTTACTGATCCTTCAATTGTAGTCATTAATGATATTAACGATATTGCTTTAGGAGTTTGATTCTCTGTGTTGTAGTCTCCAATTGCACTAAACTCAGATGCATCAAATAGTCTTAACTTAATCTTTCCATCTTCAAGACCTACATGTATAAGTGAGGTTCCTGTTAACTCTGCTGCTAAATCTGCTTTTTGTAGAAATGAATCAAGGAGAAGTTCATCTATAACATTCTCTAGATATGCTGCTGAACTGGCGGGACCATCTATCTCTCTAACTAAAGGACGGCTATATAATAGAGAGGCTCTCTTTTTTACCAAGGGATAGGTAAAATTTACAACTACTGGATCTACATCATCATTAACCTTGAGTAGATACTGTTCTTGTCTGGAATAGAAAAAGTCTTTGTTCTTAAGAGCTTCTTCTCTACGTGCTTTTTCCTCAGTAGAAAAGTTATTTAGGTTTGCTCTCATAATTAAGGTTGAAGGTACGGTATCGTTCATTATTTCTCCTTGCATTCGTTACACACATAGGGAGGCTCATTTATTGGTGTGTGTGAGAGAAAAGGTCTTCTACAAGAAGAACATCTCTTAAGGACTTTATTATTTGTCCCTGACTTAGTATAGTCGTATTGATCAGGCTTCTTCGCCACCCATTTAGCTTGATCAAACTTATTCACAAAGAAGTAACGAATTGCATCCATAATGTGATCAAAAGTTCCATCTTTAAGCGCTTCTTCCTTTGCAATATTTGGTGCATATTGATATGCGTTAAAAGCTTTTATTGTATCTTTACAGTTTTTTGTAACAAAAAATCGTCTTAAACCTTGACTATTCTTGATAAATGATCGCACTTGAGCTAATCCAGGTTGTATATTAGAACCTTTATTAATTACGTTAAAGCCACGATTTCTCATTATGTCAACTGGAGATAGACCAGAACTAAGTTCTTCTGCATTACCTGCAGGGTCAGTGTAACATGCTCTAACATCATTCATCTTAAGTCCATGATTAGAAAGAGTTAAAAGAATTGTGTCTATGACACTATCCATTTGTTCTCTAGCTAATTGTAATTCATCAAATTGTACAATTTTGTTCTGTGTTGCCCTATCTACGGCAATGAATGCTATGGCTGTAGGTGCTGCAAATCCAAAGTCCATACCTAGATATATGTCCCATTGTGTGGGATCAATTTGATCAATTATGTTTTGGTCATCAAATTCTGCATATACGCGCCCTGCTCTGGTAATGAATTCAGCTAAGTACTCTTGTCTATAATCTATGTCAGATATTTCACTTCTGACGCTTTCAAGTTCTTCTGCACTTATTAGAGGGTTGAAACTGGTGGGCCAACAGAACTTAGTCCAGTTTGGTGATTCAAATATGTCTTTGAACCAGTTGAAACCATTTGGGGTAGAAATAAGGATGGCTTTACCATTCTTATCTGATAAAGCTGGGCGTAAGATTTGGGGCCATATTGTGTCCTTGCAGAAAGCTGCTTCATCCATTATTACCAAGGTTAAACCTCTACCTCTAAGACTATCTGGATTGTCACTACCTTTAAAGTATAAAACAGATCCATTGATGAAAGTAATCTTAAGCTGTGTACTGTTTATGCTTTTAATGGCTGGTTTTAATATCTCTTCATATTTATTGAACTCTTCAAACCCGATTTCACGCGCATCTCTAAAGGTAGGAGCTACCCAGAAAGCCAAAGCGTTAGGTAATGTAAGACAATGTTTGATGCATTCTTGTAGACATAGAACTGTTTTACCTACTCTACGCCCACCAGATATAACTTTGAATCTAGACTCATCCATGTGGAGGGCCATTTGATAATGGTGGGGGTTATAATCAATTTGTCTTATCATCAAGTTTCCAAGTGAAGGATATGGTCTGCTCTTTAGATTGAATCATGTTCTTTTCAACGTTATCTAGATGCTCAAGTATTAACTTGGCGTGAGCGTATGACCCTGCTATAGCTTTTTCAACTAAGACTTTGTATATCTCAGGTAAAGCGTCTTTTAACAGTTCGCGGGATCTATTGAATATAGCTTCTATAAATTTTGGATCCTGTCTCCATCTTGATAGAGTCTCAGGACATAAACCTAATTCTGTAGCTATCTCAGTGCCCTTTCGTCCTTGGGCATAAAATTCAATAGCTTGTAATTGTTTTGGTTCAAACATTTGTTGGCCTCCATAAACTTAGTATAGTTTAAAGTAAAATATAAGTTGACTTTCATTAGGAAAAATACTATATTATATAT